GCTTGACAGCGAGCTCATCCCAGATGTGGATGGTATCGCCTACGCGGCTTGCGAGAACGCCCGCCATGATGCCGACGTTGAAGTCAGTGCCCCAGTAGATCTCGCCTCCGGTGTCCTTGACGTCTTCAGAGATGTTGTCGTCGCTGAAATCGGGATAGACCCTGCCAGCGAGGGTCTCAAAGCTGGCGAGGAACTCTTGGCGGAAGGTGCGTTCATCAAGGGTGCGGCGTGCTGCCTCGATTTCATCGGCAGGGACATTGCCTCCTTGGATGGTTGTGTAGGAGAAGGTTCGCCAGTCTTCTTGATCTTGGGCTTGTTCCCAGAGATCGTGAAACCAGTTAAGACCGGCAGGGGTGGTGATAAACCAGGCGGGACCGCCTTGGTCAGACAGTGCAGGACGCAGGACCATATCCCAAGCTTCCTGCTTGACGTAGGCAGCCTCGTCGATGATCAAAGCGCTAAGGCTGACACCACGAAGGCTGTCGGCTGACTCGGCGCCCTTTAACGAGATGACGCTGCCATTGACAAGTTCAAGGCTGAGTTCGGATTCGTTCTTTTTGGAATATGCCTCTGGCGGGACCATGGCGCGTAGCTGACGCCATGCGATCTGCTTGGAGGATTTGTAGGTTTGGCTGACGTACCAGCAAAGGCTGCCGGGGTTTTCGATTGCCCAAGCGACAAGGCGAGCAATGCAGAGATAGGTCTTGCCGAAGCGACGACCAGAGCAAAGGAGCTTGAAGCGCTCTGGGGAGTCCCAGACCTCGCGCTGCGGAGGCGTGAGGCTATTGATGAGCTGAGAGGTCAGAGGCGAGAGATCAGTGACCTCGGTGACGGGCACAGGCGACTCTAGGAGTTTGCCGCCAGGGCAGGCGTCTAGGAGGCTCACTTGGTCAAGCCAATGAGTTCGGCTTGAAGCCGCAGGGCATTGATAGCGACCTGCATTTGCCCACGCTTTTCAGCTTGCATCCGTATTGAACGGAGCCCAGCGAGGGCTTCAGCGAGGAATTGTGGGCGCGAGAGCTCACAGTCTTCTTCGATCTTTTTACGAGCGCGCTCGATGTAGGTATCAGCAGAGCGAACGGAGACGTGCCAGTTATCTGCCGCGAATTGCAGGATGTCAGAGCGTGATCTGCCGTCTACGAGAAGCCCATAAACGGTGTTGACTCTGAATTCTGTTTCGGCTGCAGTCGATCGCCCCGACACTGAAGTATTTCTTCCCTGCTTAAAGAGTACAAGAAGGATAAAAGTTATTGAAGGCGACGGAGCTGATTGATTTTTGGTTCAACGAGGTGATGAGAGGAAACGACCCCGCAGTTGGTGCCGATGCAAACGCGAACGCAACCGTCAGGCAAGTTTTCCAAGGTCGGCTGGACAGAGGAAGCGGCTGATTCGACCAAGTGGTTCAGGCGCTCGCGGGGGCTCTGGGTCATTGATCTGGTGGTAGCGGGCTAGGTAGTAGTCATCCCACAGCTTGAGGATGGCTGCGATTTCCTGATTTGTCGGTTTTGTCATGGATTGAGCAGAGGACGGCAGCGGCGATGGCTTCGACGGTGGTGCGCGAGCAAGAGCCCTGAGAAGCCTTCAGAGCGGCTGTAACGGCGTTCTGGTACTGCCTAAGGGTGAGAGGCGGGAGCTCGGGCTGAACGCCCGGTGTGGGGTCTCCTAGGGCGCGCAGGCGAACAAGCTCAGAGCGGGAGAGCTGGAGGGCTTTGGCTTGGGCGTCGATGTGGTCACGCTCTTCGGGCGTGAAGGAGATTTTGGCAACGATTCGGGTCATGTCAGAAGGGGAGGGGTTCTTCGGCTGGCTTGCTTTGCGGGAAATCGCGCGGGCTGACGACTTCGACCTTGGGTTCAGGGGGAATGTCGCGCAGCAGGTTCCGGTACGCCTGCGGGTTGATGTGTCCCGGCGGCGCCTTGTCCAGGTCTTCCAGGGTGCAGCGGTTGGCTTCGATCAGGCGCTGTAGCAGCTTGCGAGCGCCTTCAGGGGTTGAGATGCGGGTGAGTGCCATTAGTCGAAAGCTTCAAGGCGTTGACGTTCTTCTTCTGCCCAGGGGTGGCGAACCCAGCGACCAAGACCGCGAGAGCCAGAGGCGCCTGGGATGGGCGGGCAGTAGGTGCAGTAGTACCCCTCTTTGTCGTACATGCCAATGGCATGGTCGGTAGCGACGGGGCTGTAGTGGAAGCGAGCCTCGCCGAGCTCGGTCTCGCCAAACATCGCGGAGGTAGCGATGCGGTAGACGGATTTAGGGCTGATGCGTTCTTTGTTGTCAAAGACTTGATGAACGCACCGTCCGCGATTTGCGTAATCGAATAGCGGCAGCGACATCAGAAGACGTAGTTGGCGTGATTGATTGTTTGCTGCCCGACAGGGCGATCGTTGACAGTGGCGTAACGCTCGTCGCGTAACCAGCGGAAGCAATCAGGCAGAGGGCTGACGAAGGTGTCGCCTGCGGCTTGCTGATGCTCTATTTCAGTTTCGATAGCTTTTTGGATCGTGTCCTCCGATTCGGTCCGGATTGTTTTCTGCCACTGGCTGAGGGCTTTTGGCTTGGACTGGCTGGTGGCACGGATGGGTGCGGAAAGGTAGGTCTTCCAGAAGCGCTCGAAGGTTTCGCTGCCTTTTGCCCTGGGCTTGCGCTTTTGGGGCTCTGACACGGCTGCAAACTCGGTTTGCAGCTTTAAGAGTGGGTTGTTGTTAATGGGTTCTTGTTCATGGGTTTTTGTTAGTGGAGCATTTTTGCTCCGGGTAGGTGGAGCATTTTTGCCGGGGGTACCCGGGGCATTTTTGACCCGGGTCATTTTTGACCCCAGTCGTTTTTGCTCCGGGTGGTCGACGCGGATGTGGTAGACGGTGGTGCGCCCTGGGCGCAGTTCAACCTCAACCCAGCCGGTTTGAACGAGTGCAGAAAGGGTGCGTTGTACGACCTTTTCGCAGATGCCGGTTTCATGAGAAATCGTTGGCACCGATGCAAAGCAGCCTTGCGAAGAATTCCAGCCGTGGCGATGCAAGCACGCATAAACACCCCAGACCTTGTAGTCAGGATGGGTGTCCATTAAGCGGTAAGGAATTACTGCAAAGCCGCTGGATTTGACTGTGGCTCTCATGTAAAGTTGCGGGGCAAGAAACGGTCTTTAAGCCTCGGGTCGCGCCGGGGCTTTTTATTTTGGCTGGGATTATTTGGTTTGTCTCGCCTCCCGCTCCAGCCGCTTGACGCCCTGGTCGAGGATTTCGTTGACGAAGGCTTTGCGGGTCAGGTGAGAGGGCTGAAGGGCGTCGATCCGCTCCAGAATCTCGTGTGCGATTCGGATGGTGACCCCCTTCGTGCCTGGAATTGCCATGGCTTGAAAAAGCGCTGAAACGGCGCTAAGTTACAGCACCTTTGCGGAGCTGGCAAGTTGCTCGACCCGATCGCCGACCTGGAGTTTTTCGAGGACCTGCACCGATATCGGTACAAGGGGCGGTGGATGCCGTTCAGCGTGTCCAAGATCGCCAGCCCGTCTGATCCGGCTGCGGAGCGTCGTTTCGCAGAAACCCGGCACATCTGGGAGCCGAGGGGCAACGCCGTCCATACCTACTGCGAGACGCTGCTGAAGGGCGGGATCCTCTGGAAGGACGAGTTCAAGGACTGGACAGACGAGCTGGACGACTGCTGGCTCCTGACCGAGAGCGAAGCGGTGGCGGTCGAATATCGGCTGTGCGATCCGCGCAAGGGGATTGGCGGCAGCTTCGATTTCTTGGTCCGTACCAGCAACGGCAAGCTCGCCTTGGGCGACCTAAAGACTGTCGGCAGCGACAAGGCGGTCAGCCAGCGCCAGCCTGCGAAGGCGCAGTTGGGCGGCTACCTGGCGATGCTGATCGACCACCATCCGGAGCTGACGGTCGATAGCTGCTACACGCTGGTATCAGGACCTGGGCGGTATCGGCTAATTAAGAGCGAGCCAGACGAGTGCTTGATCGAATGGCTGGGCGCCTGGGATGCCTTCAAGCTGATGAACGCGCCATTTTGAGCGAGCTGAACTGGACGGAGATCTTTGAGCGCTGCCCGCACCTGGCGCCGCCTGGGTACGAAAAGGCTGTACAGGCTGGACAGGAACGGAGCAAGGAGCGGTATGAACGCCTGGGCAAGAAGCGCGCAGGCACGAGCGGCAAAAGCAAGGGCGGGAAATTCCCAGGGTTAAAGCACGGCGCGGATTGATTTCGGCAAAGCTGCAAATCGGCGCCGAAAGGGCTTGCGCCAGACAGACAAGCATGGCAAGGTGGCTAAGCCACTGACCACCCAATGCGCAAGCCTCGCCGCCTCCGCAACAACCCCGGCAAAGCAGTCCCCGAAGAACTGCTGTTCACCGCTTTCAAGTGGGAAACCATGCGCGAGCGGTACTTCACCAACATCCACCGCCTAGACGACGCAACGGAAGCCCGCTACCTGCGGACGATCTACTCAAAGCGCCTCTGGGATGAGTGCGGCATCTCCATCGACCTCAAATGAAATCACAAGCCATCCGCGACGCTGAATATGACGTCGACCGCCTTTTCACTTGGGCGGACAATGAAGAGCACCCCAGCACCTACCTGATTTTCTTGGTGCTGACCGGGCACATCGAGGCTGACTTCATCCGCCCCCTGGGGCACTTGGAAGCCAGCCTGCTTGCCAAAGCCCTCAAGGCTTGGACGACTTATCCCGTCTACATCAACGACCTGATCCACAAGCATCAACGAGAAGTCGCATGACCACCTTCCCGAAATCCATCGAAGCCCCGATCGAGCGCTTCTTTCATACGCCTGTCTCCTGGGACAAAGGCGTCAGAAACGGCGGCATGACCGCTGTTATCAAGCACCCCGACGCCAACTGGAATGACGTGCTTGTTTATCAGCCCGACAGCCCAGGGGAGAACTGGTGGGACCTTGTCCCGCGCAATGCTGTCATTCGTGCCTCCATCCGCGAGCCTGCCAAGAAAAACCCCAAAGACCTGATCGCTTTCGCTTTGCCGCTCAAGAACCAGCCGAGCGCAACTCAGGAGCTGATCAAATCACTTCAGAGCGAGGAGATCACCGAGGAGACCAAGCCAGGGCTGACTGATGGTGACAAGCTTGAAGAGCAGATCCAGAGGGACATCAAGCGCAAGCAGGACCGCCAAATCCAGCTAGCCCAAGCGAAGCGCCTGCAGCGCTTGGCATTGATGGGCGAATGGCTTGAGAGCAACGAGAAGGCGCTGGTGATGGCGCAGGGCATGATCTGCAACGCCTTCTTTGAATGGTGCGAAGACAGCTCTGAGGAAGCTGACACCAAGTGCCTTCACGAGATGATGGATGCCATCCACTACATCATCGAAATTGGGGGCAAGTTGCGCAGCAACTGCTGGTGCCCAGATAAGGAATACGACGGCGCCCTTTACTACCACGGTCACGACGGGCAACCTGTCAAAGTCATCGACTTGAACGAGCTGCCATGACCGCCGGTGCTCGACTAATTTTTCAATACCTCCGCGCAATGGTGGCGGGGGAGCCAAGGCTTCAGCCGATCTTGCGGATGCCACTGTCCGCCGAATCGCGGGAGTATCTATTGAACATGGAAGTCGAATGGCAGGTGGCGTTGCTTGAGCATTGCCTTGAGCTGCCGCCTGGTAAATACCGGCGCAACTGAAGCTGGGGCATTGGGAGGAGTTGTACAAGGGCTCCGCGACTGCTGCCTGCGTAGGGGATGCCCACTGGTCGGGCTAACTGGTGGGATCTGTACTCCCAAGCGCAAGAAACCAAGGTTCCCGTCGAGGACGCGGTGTGGTTCCAGGGTTCCGGCTTGTTTCCCCATTTGGCACCGCGCAAGCGGTCACCCATGTAAGCCCCCAGCCAATTCTCACACTGGACCAGGATCGCTGATTCGGCGCCGATCTGGATCCATACTGTGTTCATGAGGCAAGCGCCTCACGCCCATCGCGTCTTTCACATGCTTCCCCTTTCACCCCGCGAGTTCCCCGAGCTCTCCACCGAACAAGAGCGGCAGATGACTCAGGAGGTCGCCGACGAGTTCAGCGACTACATCAACGACGACCTCTACGACCTCCTCAGCGACTACATCGCCGACGTTCTCAAAAAGAACAACATCGACCTCGACAGCCGCGAAGCTGACGACCTGTTCCAGGACATCTCCAACCGGATCACCGTCAACGTCACTGTTAAACGCTGAGCCATGAAAATCCCCAAGTTCACCTTCACCGAAGGCACCCTGCACACCATCAAGATCTACGACGATGATCTCAAGGTTGTGCTCCGCGCCCTCGACGTGTACGCGGAACAGTTCCCCGCCACCGCCCAAGCCGTTGACAACGTTAAGCGGGTACTGACCTGGGACCTCTGATTGCACCGCCCCCTTCGGGGGGCTCCCACCCATTGCGTTCTCACCATGAAAGACAAACTCGGCAACATCGCCTGCTTCCTGATCGCCGCCGCAGGCTTCGCCTTCATTGGATTTGAAGCCACCGCCCATCACGGCAGCACCCACAGCGGTACCCAGCCATACGTCCGCGTCGCTCCGGAGTGCGACAAGTGACAACTGACATCACCACCGCGCAGGACCTGATCGACGCTCTCCTTCATCTCCGCGAAGAACGGGCTGACTTGGACGCCAAGGAAGCTTTTCTCAAGGAACAGCTCTCAGGCGCCATCGCTATGGGCGAGCTCGATGCCTTCCAAGCCGAAGACGGCATCTTTCAGTTCAGCAACGCCAAGTACACACGCTGCGAGCGCAGCACTTACAAACTCAGCAAGGAAGCCCAAAAGGCAATCAACGCCATCAAAGAAAAAGACATCGACGCTGGGCTCGCACAGCGCAACGTGACAACGTACTGGCGACTAGACAGCCAGATCTGATTTCACCGCACAACTTGCTAATCAAAAAATGTACAACGCAGAAGTGCTTTACGTTATTGAGCACGTTGACTCTGGCATGACAAAAATTGGCATCACTGGTGACTGGTTTTCTCGATCCAGAGCCTTAAAGTTGCACGAAAAAACAAGGCTAGTTGGGTTGTTTGAACCAGGCGACATGCAAGAGGCTGAGAAGGAACTCCATGCGCTTTTCCGAAAAAACAGGCTTCCTGGATCAGAGTATTTTTCTTTGACGAAGGCTCAACAAGAAGAGCTTTTAGCAAGAGCCAGAGAAGATTACCGAGAGATGGAGGACCTTACAGGTATTTATCGCCAAATGACCAACAACAGTCACATTGACGTGACGAAAGCAATCCACTTGTCGGCACATGACTGGACAAGGCTTAACCGTACATCCTGGAAGCGGATGATTTCTGATATCTGCGACTGGCCGGACGACGACTTAGACATTGAAGCTGAAAACAGCATATGCAAAAAACAGATTCAAGAAATGGCAAAAGAAATCAACGATGCTTGGGGTCCTGGCGCTTCTGAGCAAATAGCCTCGGAGAGAATATGCTTTGAAATCTTTCGCCACCACGCAGTAAGCCTTGATAAAAAACTTTTTACAAGGTACTCGTACGGGAGAGGTTATGGCCTTGGGTTCTACTTAAAGCCAGAAATTGCTGACAACTTGTTTGACTATCTGACTTTTACTCCAACCCTAGAAAACGCAGACATTAAAGTCGCTGGAGTAAAAGCAGAGCTGGAGACTATCCGTTTTTTCCTGAGAAGGTGGGCTGGTTTCAGGGGCAAAAAGTATTGCGATGAGGCGATGGAGGCACTTGTTAAATGGAAAAAGTTTAGCTACTATTTATCCTGCCTCGGACCAATGACGGCTGACTGGATTGACTGATTCCATCACCTTCACAGTCCACGGCATCGCCGCACCTCAAGGCTCCAAACGCCATATCGGTCGCGGAGTCATGATCGAATCCAGCAAGAAGGTGAAACCCTGGCGGCAAGACGTCAAATACGCCGCCATCGAGAAAAAGCCTGCCGATTGGGATACGGCAGCACCCATGATCCTCTCGGTTGTTTTCCGCTTCCAACGACCGAAATCGCATTTCAACAAAAGTGGCTTACGCTCGTCCGCCCCCCCGCACTGCATGTCTGCTTCAAATGGTGACTTAGACAAGCTCCTGCGAAGCACAAATGACGCCTTGACTGGCACACTGTTTGACGATGACCGCCAGGTCGTTTCCATTGACGCAACCAAGCGTTACTGCATAGGAAACGAGCCACCCGGCGCGATCATCACGCTCACTGCGCTTACACCCACCAAATGACTATCCCCAACCTTGCGGGAGTCATCAACAAAGATGACGTCTTCCGCAAAGGCTCTGGCTCCTATGCCGCTGATTACGTCAGTTGGGCACGGATTGCCAACCACCTCCATACAGCCGCTCCAGGCTGGGAGTTCCACCTGAAGCCTGCGCCTGATGGCGGGCACGTCTGGCAAGCACCGGACGGCTCCGCTTACCTGGTCAGCTACTTCACCGGACCCGAAGACCAGGCGACCCCGGACTTTGTCTACCCCTGCCAAGACAACCGGAACCAGCCGATCAAGTTCGACAAGGTGAGCTGCCGGACCCTTACCGACAGCCATCGTCGCGCCCTCTGCGCCAACGCCGCCTTCACGTTCTCACTGGGCTATGAGCTCTGGGCACGGGAAGAAATCGAAGAAGCAAAAGGCGAGCCTTTGCCCACTGTTGAGGCACCTGTCGAAGCCAAGCCAAAGCCCAAAGCCGCTGCTAAACCGAAGAGTCAACCCTCAGAGTTGACCGCTGAGGAGACGCCGTTGAGCGACGCTGACCTGAACACGATCCGTTCCCTTCTCAAAGAAGAGCCGGTCGCTAGCAGGAACAAGATCATCAAGGCGTTCATGCAGGAGTTCAAGGTGCCCGATGGCGAGCTGATTACTGCTCACATCACCCTGCCCAAGCACCAGCGGTTTATCACTGAGCGCCTCTCCCGATAGCGCCATGAATGACGAGATGATGCACGCCCAGATGGCGGCTCTTTACGCTCAACAGCGCCGAGACCAGAAACCTTTGGATCATCTTGAAACCATCCTGCCTCCTCAGCTTTGTGAATCCGTGCGGCATTACGCCGAATCACGCGACTACACAGCGACGCAGGCTTTGTCCCACATCGTTTCTAAATTCTTCGGTCCATGCTTCAAATCACCGCAGTCGGCAATCTCGCAGCCGACCCTGAAGTCCGCCAGGTAGGCGACAACGAAGTCGCCAACTTTACGATCATCTGCAACAAGAAGATCAAAGGCGAAGAGCACACGTCAGCGCTGCGCTGCGCAGTCTGGGGACCCCGCGCCAAGGTTGTCACCGACTTCCTGAGCAAAGGCTCCCAGGTCACCGTCACTGGTCAGGCTTATGTCGAGACCTACGAGACGAAGACCGGCGAAACCCGCGCCAACCTCAACGTCGCAGTGAACGATTTCTCACTGCCTCCTAAACCTCGGGTTGAATCCGATTCAATGCCGTTCTAGTGTCCCGGGGGGCTTGCCCCCCTTTTTTATGATTTCATGCCAGACCCGCTCCGCGATTACCTAAATCAGATCGGCAAAATCCCGCTCCTGACTGCAGCGGAAGAAATCGAACTCGGCAATTCCATTCAGCGCATGATGCCGCTACTGGACAAGCCGGACTTAACCAAAGAAGAGCAAAAGGTCATCCGCATCGGCAAGCGCGCCAAGAAGCGCATGGTGCAGGGCAACCTTCGCCTCGTAATCAGCGTTGCCAGCAAATACAACAAGATGACCTGCCGCCTTTCGATGCAGGACCTGATTCAGGAAGGCAATATCGGGCTGATCCGTGCCGTCGAGATGTTCGACCCCAGCCGGGGGTACAAGTTCTCGACCTATGCCTACTGGTGGATTCGCCAGGGCATCATGCGCGCGACGCAGACACAAGATCGGATGATCAAGCTGCCTAGCGGTGCTCCAGACGGCTTACGCAAGGTCAGGTATTTCATGATCGACTACCAGCGAGAGCATGGCGTCATGCCAACGCTCAAGCAGTGCGCTGACCTGATCGGCGTGCAGCCGGAGACGATGCGGAACTACCTGCAGGCATCAGAGGATGCAAGCAGCCTTGACGCGAAGGCGAAAAGCAGGACCGACGAAGGCAGCAGAATCCTCGATCTCATCCCAAGCACCTACGGCGCAGCAGATGAAGACTTGGAAGCTGACACCGCCGCCCTCGCCGTTGATCGAGCCCTGAAGCAAATGACCGACCAAGAGCGCCGGATCATCACCATGCGCTACGGGCTAGACGGCGAAGAGCCGTTGTCGAACCCAAGCATCGGCAAGAAGATCGGACTTCACAAAGAAGCCGCTCGCAAACTCGTCCACCAAACCGAGGAGAAGCTCCGCAACATTCTTATGGACCGACCGCCGGGAAAGTCGAAGCGACAGAAGAGCAGCTCCAGCTTGACCTGGGGCTGGAGTTAAACCATGGGAATCAGTCAGAAGTGCCCTGAGTGCGGATCAGTCAGGACAAAGGTGGTAATGACAAAACCAGTCGAGAACGACGGGACACTGCGCCGCAGACATTGCGCAACCTGTGACTACCGCTGGTACACCTACCAAGATCCTGAGATGATGGTGAAAGCTCACCAGGTCGTCTGGCGACACAGGCACTACGTTCGAGTTCTCCGCCTAGATGAAACGAGAAAGGCTTCACC